GACCACCTCCACCTTTCCAGCGACGACGCCCATGGGGCTGTTCTTGCTCATGCCTACCAGCTGCGGGTAGTCCGCGCAGAGGGAGAAGTAGTCCTGGTACCAGACTCGGACGAACTCTGTGGTTCGTCCACGCTTGTCAATGACCGGATACGCACCGATCGAGGACTCAACCGAGATGTACGGTTTCTTCTCCTCGAAGTCCGGCTCAACGCACATCACGATCATGCCGAACGAGTTGTAGTGATCAGCGCCCATCTGGTTCATCTGGCGCTCGAAGTCCGAGCACTCGAAGTAATGACGGGCGATCTTGGTGCGCTTGTCGGCGAACTTCTTCGCCGTCTCGTTCAGGGTGCTGGTCGCTGAGCAGTTCAGGCTAGGCAGCGGAGCGATCATGGCAGCCATGTCGCGAGCTGCGGTGTCAATCATGTTAGCGACGATGGGTCGCTGGAAGTCGTCCGAGAACAGATCGGGGGCAATGGCCTGGAAGTCACCACGGCGTACCGCCTGGACCTCTGCGACGCGCTGATCCCGGAAGGAATCACGCGCCCGCAAGGCTGCGACCCTAGCTGGGATCGGACCCAGGTCGGTATGCTGGTACATTAATTAGCCACCTATCGCCGCAAGGCGGTATGCCTCCATCGGTACGACAGACTGTCGGGCCTTGTCGCCTCTGCTGAGGTAAGGATTGTCGATGAAGTACGACCGCTTCTGGCGGCCGACTCCTAAAAGGGTTCGAGCCCGGAGCTCAGAGAACCAGAGGGCCATCGGCCCGTCCTGCTTGAGATCCTTGCCCAGCTTCCCTGGTGCCCAGGTCGTCAGCTGCTCGATCAGAGCGCGAACGCCTTCGGACATGTTCGGATCCGGAAGCTCGATGATGTTCATCCCGTCATGGTCAAGCCCGCCGCGAACATTGTTCGTGTGCTGTTTGAGCCCACCAAACAGTGACGCCATACTGGCGACACCGAAATCCGGGTCTTGCTTGTTCCTCGAGGTGTAGTGAGGCGTGATCTTCACGCCACGAGCCTGGCAGAACGCCTGGATCTCCTCGTCGTAGATCAGGAACAGCTGGAAAGCGTTCTGTTCGATGACCCACTCGTTCACCTTGAACTCGTCCGTAACCCATTTGATGTGGTCGCGGATGTAGGCGGGGGTCGGAGACGTCTTGACCCAGGCCTGCATCAGGCGGCGGTTGATCCCGCCGTCCTTGGAATTCTTGTCGATCGCCATGACCAGCGAGAAGGTGTCCCCGGACATCGCCGGGTCCATCGAGGCTATGACGTACTGGCCTTCGGGTCCATTTCGCGGATGTCCCATCGCCCCAGCCCGTAGCGGGCCAGGCTTACGGCTCCGGTTAACGGAGCCGAGTACACAGGTCGGGTGGAAGATAGCGTCTTCTGAGACGTTCTCCTGCTGGTAGACGAGGGACCAAATGCGAGGAGGCTTCTTGTCGCGCTCCCTTTGCATTCTAGGCCCGTCCCAGGCCGAATACATGCCGTCTTCTTCCGGCCTCTGACCAGTCTCCATAGGAGATGATGTGCGTGGCCACAGCGTGACCCAGTCGCGAGGGTCCTCGGCGAACTCAAGTACGGCTGGCTGCCTAAGATACGACCACGGAGTCTTGCCCGAGAGGTAACGCTCGCCGTTCTGGAGTTCGGAGTACATGTCTTTCGGCGCGAGCCGGGTACCAACGATGATGATCTTGCCGTCGCGGACACGGTTCTCCACCTCAGACTCAAGCCAGTTGATCTGCTTCTCGAACTCGTTCGCGTTGCTGGAGACGATGCAGTCGTCCATGATGATGAGGTCTGAACGGGTACCATAAATCTGGCCACCCATACCGAGAGCCTCAACCGTCGGGTCTTTCTGACCCGAGTCGATACCACGGACGTAGATCTTGTCCATGCCCCAGGTCGCGCCGTCCGCACGATCCGGCTTGAAGCCGCCGTCCGGGGCGTAAGCCACCTGAAGCTCAGCGTAAATCGAGCTGGCGAGGTGAAGCTTGATCTGGTACAGGAACTTCTTCGCCTGATCCTGGCGCTTGGAGATGATCACGATCCGTATGTTGGGGTTCATGCATATGCGATAGACCGCATACTCAACCGTGATCGTCTGAGACTTGGCGTGGAACGGAGGGACGTTGACGATGATCCGATTAGGATCAGACGGCGTCCACGACTCACCCGGGCGTGCCTTGTACGGCTTGCCCTCGATAAGGTCCACCCAGGCCTGCTGGTGGGGGTACGTGTCCATACCCAGGAACCGCTTGCGCCAAGTGGCGAAGTCGAGGGTAGAAACATCTTCCTCGACTCCGCGCTGCTTGGACGACTTGCGAGCGCGGCGGATCTCGTCCGCGCGCTTGCGGAACTCAGGGTCACTGGCGCGCCAGTTCTCGATCGTCTTCAGTGAGCTGCGGCCAGTGATGACCAGAGCCTCTGAGTTGGACTTGCCAGCAGCAAGTCCTTGAAGAAAGAGATCCTTGGCATCAGTGACCGACAGCCCTTTCGGGCTAGGCACGCCGGATCAGGTCTGGGTACCGACGACGGTACCGTCCGTCGCGTTGGCCGGGGTCCCGGCCTTGAGGTACAGCTTGCCAGCGGTCCCGACGAACAGGGTGTAGACGGTCAGGCCGTCCTCCGAGATGAGCAGCAGCGGCTGCGTGGTAACCGCAGCGTTGAAGTCAGCACCGAACGGCTTGCGGCCGAGCGGCCCCGGCTGCGGGGAGATATACGCGTTGTTGGGCATTGCTTATCCTTTGATGTAGGTAACGTGCGAAACGAACGTGAACGACGGGGTAGTACCACCGACAGTCCACGCGAGTCGCCACGTCCGTGGCAACGGGGAGTTGCAGGACCCGGCAGCCACAGTGGGAATGCCCGGGAACACCTTGATGGTATAGAACCCTGTGGTGGTGATCGACGCCGTAGCGGCGTTGGTCGCGTCAAGGTCGATGAAGTTGGTGCCGTCGATCGAGTACTGCACCTTGAACACGATGGTCGGCGTAGTACCCGAGAAGGCAGTGACGTTGACCTGGATGATCCCACCGGTCGCGTCGTAGTTGACGGCGGTGACGCCGTTACCGTTCGCAGTCCGAGCGCCCGTCAGGTCAACCGCAGTACCGGCCGTGTTGGACCGCGCGCGGTCCCAGGTCGTTCCGTTGAACAGCATCCCGTCAGCGGCCAGGCGGCCGACGTTCGGGTTGGACTCACCGTCCGCCAGCGAGGAAGGCGCACCAACGCCGGACTGGAACGGAGCGATCGGCTGAGCGTACTTGAACGTCTGAATGGTGATGCTGGCCGTGCCAGACGTCCAGGCGGTAGACCGCAGCCGGAACTGCCGGAACCCGCCGAGGAGAACGTAGTACTGAACGGAACCGTTGGTTCCGAATGTCACCGAGTTCTGGTAGGCGGTGGTCGCGGTGGAATCCACGCGATAAGTGATGACTGATTGCCAGGTGCTTCCGTCGACTGACGCCTCGAAGGCGCAGACGACACCGGCGTACGTTCCGTTCACAACGACGTAAGCACTGGTCTGGTTGTAGCAGTCAACAACGATGTTCTGTGCGGAGGCAGTAATGCTTCCGTAAGTGATTTCAGCTTCAGGCAAAAGAGCCTCCGTATTAGACGGAGGCACGCAGTCTCCGAAGAAGGAAAGAATGGACATAGGCGATTCGGCGTAAGCGCCGAAGCCGAATCGCATAGTACTGTTTAATAGAGCAGCGCCACAAAGCGCTGCTCACAGAAAAGCAACTTCGCCCTTGATAGGCTCGTTGCTTTTACTACGCTCGCTTCGCTCGCTTTTCGGCTGCGAAGATATGGAGCCCTCAGCGGAATATCTTCGCTTGAGCTACGATATTCCTGAAGAACTAATATAGAGGAAGCGGAAGCTTGGAAGCTTCCTCTATCTATATCCGCTGAGCCTTATAGCTCAGCGGTGTTAGGGACACCCTCAGGGGTGTCCACAATAGGGAGCCCTTGGGGGCTCCTAGCTCTGAGCGCCTCAGGGCGCTCTACCAGAGCGAGCCGCTCGCCTTGAAGGCTCGCTCTCTTGTAAGTGCTCTCACTTATATATAGGCAGTGCTGAACGCACCTGTATGCTGTATAGGACCACATGCTGAGACAGAAACTCTCTGACCAGCAACGATGCCACCGGGAGGAAATTTCCGAGTCGATAGTAGGGGAGGGGGAGGGGGCGCGTTTAAGCATGCCCGGGTCAAGCTGCATGGGCGCAGGGTACAGGTTACTGCTCGGTATGTCAAGCAGAATGGCCTGATGTGAATCAAATCACATCCAATTGAATTGATCATGGGCCATGTGGTAAAAGACCAGTAGTATACAGTGTATACAGTATGGAAGGACTATACCTACGGTTGCGTAGGTTGGGCATGGCATGGTATTAGCCAGCTCAAAAGAATCATGAACAAGGGGCTTGACAGCCCACGATCAGGTGCGCTATTCGCGCGTCATGTATTCCCTTAGAGGCAGGCCGCCAGCCTGCCAATAAAGCCCTCTAAAGGGCCTCTGACCTGCATTTCCTACTACTTCTATAGGCTTCAACTGCCGGAGGCTGACGCTGCCATTCTAAAAGATCTTGAACTTTCTTTGTTGCCTGGTCAGACCATTGTTGATCATGGATATCAGCCGATGGATCATGGTTTGTGGGTTGACAGCTCTGGGCAGCAGGAGCAGAGTTCTACTCGTAAGGTTCGGAAGCACGGAGGGGGCGGGACGGTCCGAGAGGACCAACCGCTCACCGCATGATCTTTCATAACTACATGGACGCTCTATCGGGTGAACCACTCTGGGCATGTCAGCTTGACTTGTCGCCACATTGGCTCGGACCAGGCACCCTGGTAGGTACGGATGGGGATAGACTCCCATGCCGCCAAGCGCACTAGATAGGTAGTTGGTGCGGCAGAGGCCTTGCGTCTCTGCCGTGCCATCCATCTATTACAGGAGGACAACGTGCTTACTTTCAATCACGCTCGTCACGGTTGGTACCAGTGCTCGGAAGCTCAGCTGGTCAAGGCTGAAGCCGAGTACGGGCATCTGAGTCTCGACGCCATGCACGGCGTGGCGTACGAGCGTTCCGAGGTCGACTTCACCGACGTGAGATCGACCACCGCAATGCTCATCGTGTTCGGCGAGTGGGAAGTCTGACCGTAGCTGTTAAGTAGTAGTGAGTGGCGCCAGGCTTCGTGCCTGGCGCTGTTCTCCATTCCTTAGCAGAGGAGAAGATCATGGATTACCGTCTTGACCACCCCGCTCTCCGGGGCCATGTCGTGCAGGAAGGTCACGCCAAAGCGTGCCGTGAACACGGCCACGCCAAGCACGCCATCGACGGCGTTGTCCAGGGCATGTGCCCTCGCTGCGGCGAGATCACCGCAGATGAAGACGAGTACCTCGGCACGGTTACGACCGTGCGTGAGATGATGTGGCTGCTGAACGAGCTGTCCGAGAACGGCATGGGTGACATATCGGTGTTCGAAGCGAACGGTATGCATCCGTGCCTGGTCATCGAGCAGCTGAAGAACGGCAAGTGCCTCAACATCCTTGAGCGGGAGGTCTGACCGTGGGCAAGCACGTCAACACGGATCGTGCCGTGGATCGTGGGCCAGAGCTGAAGTACGGCCCTTCCTACGTCTACCCTGACCATCGGTTGGGCAAGCACGACGCTGGTAACGACCTGGGAAGGGTCGCCAGCAACGGCATGGCCTACACCAACACCAACGACCGCGATTGGGTCGGGGCCGTTCTGGTCGAAGAAGACCGCGATTCGGGCATGTCGTGCCCGGGGGATTGCTACTGATTGTGTGGCTTGTCTGGTCGATGGGCCGTCCCTGACGGTCCGTCCACCGGATTCTCTACACAAGGAGATGATCAACATGTCCATTGAGGACGTGGTAAAGGGCTACACCGAGGCACTGCTCTGGGTCAACACGTATCACTACGTGCGACCCTCGGATGACAACGAGATGGCAATGGAGCTTCAGCGGTACGGCTCAGCTCACGTCGAGTTTGATCTCGACGATTTCGACGCCGATGACCAGTACGAGATTCGGCAGACGGTTCGTGGCTTCATCGAGTTGAATCAAGCCGACTACCGCGACTACCTCAACGGCATGGCGCGCCATGCCTACAGCCCCGATGAGATGTTCGGCCATGACCTGCTGCTGACCCGTAGCGGGCATGGTGCGGGTTTCTGGGACCGTGGGCTTGGTGAGCTTGGCGACAGGCTCAGTGAGGCAGCCAGCGCCTACGGTGACACATCCGCCGAGATCGTGAACGGCAAGCCGGTACTTGTTGAGTCCTGATCGTGCTTGTCTGGTGCACGGCTTAACGGCCGTGCACCGGATTGGTTCTATCAGATCGTGGTCGTAGACCACGCTCGAATCGCGCCTCTGGCGCTAAGGGAGAGAGAATGTGCAAGAGGTTTCCCTGCTGTAACCAGAGTTTCTATCATCGGCTTGCGTCGATGGTGGCACCCCAGCATCGTGCCTGGCACGATGCGAACGGATTGGAGGAAGTGAAATGAAGAATCTCGGAACCTATTGGGTGGACGATAACTGCATGTTCGCTCACGCCAACGGCGTCGACCTGCGGTACGAATCGGATTGGGGCATGGACTACGACCCCGACGACAACCCGTCGCCGGAGCCGGAGCCGTGGTCACTGCTCAAGCTGAACCAGAGTCCTGCAATGGGCATGGGCTGGGAGGACCACAACGAGGAATGTCACGTCTTTCTCACCGAAGGCGCTGACCGTGATGAGTGCGACTGTGAAACTCGTGATTTCAGCACGTCGTCGTGCGATGGTTGTG